CTTGACATAGTATAGTTTCCACTCTTTAAAGAGGGTTGAGCCTGTTTAGAATTTAACTGAGTTTGTATTGCAGAAGTAACGCCATCTGTATAATTAAGTTCAGCAGTAGTAGCAGTAACACCATCTAAAATATTTAATTCAGCAGCAGTACTAGTTACATTAGTACCTCCAATATCTAGAGTAGTCATTGAGACTTCTCCGGCTACTGTTAAAACTCCATCAGCTAATGTCATTAAATCTGTATCACTAGTATGACCTATAGTTGTACCATTAACAATAACATTATCAACTGTTAGAGTTGTTAAGGTTCCTAGACTAGTAATATTAGCTTGTGCTGCTCCTGTTACTGTAGCTGCTGTACCAGAAACATTACCTGTTACATCGCCTGTTAATGGCCCTGCAAAAGCATCTGCTGTGACTGTACCATCAAAGAAAGCGTCTTTAAATTCTAGAGAAGCTGTGCCTAAATCTATTTGATTATCTGTTACGGGATATAATGCTGATGAAGTTAAAGTTAATCTTGCAGCATTGTCTACTTTAAAATCAATCTCATTGGCTGTGCCAAAATCAATAGCAGTCTGGGAATCTTCTCCCATTATTAAATCAGTAGCATAGATAGAAGTAATTCCTGTCTGTGCCGCATCAACAGTAAAGGTTAAATCATAAGGATCGGCATCTGTACCGTTGTCTGTATCAGTCCAGTTTGTTGTAATACCTGATCCAATAAACTTTACTTCTTTAGCATTAGAGATAGTAACTTCTGTGCCATCATCATCTTCAAGAATAAAGTTACTCATCGAACCTGAACCGCCTACTTCACTATCTACATAAGCTTTAACAGATTGTTGTGTAGGCACAAGAGTTGCACTATTTGAAGACATATCATCTTCATCGACCCACGCAGTAACTCCTATTGTTCCATCAGATAATGTTCCATAAGTTACTGTACCAGATGCCGTTACACCAGTGCTTGATAATAGTCCAGTAGAAGGATTATACGTTAATCCTGTATCGGTTTCTGCTCCCTGACTTCCGGTAGCCCCGTCCACAAATATCGGGTATACAGTTTCATTTGCACTATTATTTGCCGATACTGTGAAATTGTCTGCTGTACCTGTAGTATCTTGGTTAAGAGTTCCTACAACAAAATCTAAGGTATTATCACCATCCTCGTAAGTTACTGTAATATTCGTCTCAGTATTAGAACTAACCATAGCTCCTATAGTGTCAGCAATATATTCGTTTAGAGCTGTACCATCAACTGTAATTGCATCGGCTTCAAGTGTACCATCTATATCGGCATTACCTGAAATATCAAGTGATCCTGCATCTAGTTCTCCTGAAATTGTCAGAAGACCACTAGAAGGGTTATATGTAAAGCCCGTGTCGCTTTCTGCTCCTTGACTTCCAGTAGCACCATCTACAAAGATTGGATAAACTGTTTCATCTGTGGTGTTATTAGCTGATACTGTAAAATTATCTGCTGTACCCGTAGTATCTTGGTTGAGAGTACCTATTACAAAATCTAGAGTATTATCTCCGTCTTCATAAGTAACTGTAATATTTGTTTCAGTATTAGAGCTAACCATAGCTCCTACTGTATCTGCTATATATTCATTTAAGGCTGTTCCATCTACAGTATAAGCATCTGCTTCTAGTGTTCCGTCAATATCTGCGTTACCCGATATATCTAATGTAGCTGCATCTAATTCTCCTGATATAGTAATATTAGTGCCGCCTGTCATAGCACCATCCATTGCGACAGCACCGTTTATATCAATAGTAGTAGCAGTAAGTTCTATTTCAGTATCAGAAACTAAATCTAAAACTCCATCTGCTGATTGATAAATATAAGTACCTGAATCACCAAATTGTAATTGATCAGTACTAGAAAGTAAAAGACCTGTATCAGCTACATGAGTTAAAGATACATCTTGATCATCTCCAAAATATACTACAGCACCATCAGCAAGATAAAGATCACTAAATTCTAAGGAACTTGTTCCTAATGCTGCACCATCACTGGCATCTGGAACAAAGGCGGTATTCGCTGTAATAGTTGTTCCTACAATAGTTGTTGCTGAACTTGCACCAATAGTAGCACCGTCAACAGTACCGCCATTAATATCTGCTGTATCTGCAACCAAAGCATCGGTTGTTACTGTCCCATCAAAATAAGCATCTTTAAATTCTAATGTGCTTGTTCCTAAATCAATATCATTGTCTGTAACAGGTACAATAGCTCCATCTTGAATACGAATTTGTTCTACAGCAGCACTTGAAACTTCTACATAAAAACCCCATCGGTTATTTGTACTATCTGCTACAATCTTGTTTAGAAAATCCTGATCGCCTATAGTATGAACATTACCACCTTCTCCGGCTGTTCCATCATGTTGATGACCTGTAGTACTACTAGAAGCATATGAAAATGCAGTTAAAAGTCTATTAAATTCATCATTGAATAAAGCAGCAGTAATGGTATCTCCATCTGCCATCGAACTTTGTCTTACATAACTTGTACCCATTATTATCTCCTACCGGAAGGTCTATAATCTACATATATACCATTTATTGAATAAGGTGCTTTTGTATCCTGACTATATACTTTAAAGGCTACATTATGTCCACTTCCTTGTACTGCCTGTCTTGTCATAGGATCACTTGATGCTCCAAATACTGCTGTGCCAAAAGATGAATCTCCGAATACTGCCGGAGTTGGAATAGAATCCAATGTATACACAGGAGGTTGAGGTCTATTAGTATCATCAAAATCATAGGTTATCTTTAATGTTGGCTGAACAGTTCCTTCAGGCGTAAAAGATATTTTTGTATAATGTAATGTTTTTAATGTACCCGCATCTCCAAAATCTAAATTAGGCGTTTTATATCTAGCATCTATATTTGTTTGTGATCCTGCCGGATTAAAGTCATTTCCTGTGTTGTGGTTATAAACATAACCGTCTTTATCACCATGATATATTTTTTCTACACTATCGTTATCAAAGCCTGATGTAAATCCATGTGCTTGAATACCTACTGTTTCAGACCATTCAAATCCATTAGGAGTTATTGTGCCTATTAAACCTTTTGATGTAATTGAAGAACCTGAAGATGAACTATAAAATAATCTGTATTGAGATTTACTTCTTAATACTGCACTACTAATAGTATAAGTATCTATAGAACCTGCTATAGTTGATACTATAGATTGTATTTGACGAGAAACAGAACTTAATTCTACGTCACCAATACGTGCTGTACCCGCAACTGTACGAAATCCATCAGGGCTTAAAAATATAAGATCGCCCCCTATCTCTTGAATACTTTGTCCATCTAAACAACCTACGTTTTGTGTTATAGGTGTTATAGCTATAGATGCTGAAACATTTATATCTGATAATTTATAAATACTATTTTTACAAAATATAATTAAATCGCCACGAAAGCTTTTTAATCCAACTACCTGATCATCTAGTACAATACTTCCAGAACCACTAGAAGTAAAATCATTTATGTCGCTTGTCCCACTATAATATATAGTATTAGGTGCTGTGGCTGCTCCTGAAACTACTAAGTGTTTGTCGTGTATTGTACAGAATTTAGGATATACTGTTCCACTAACTGTAATTTCTTCATAAAAGAAAGTTCTATCCGCTAATGCACCTGTACCTGTCATTTTAAATAATGCAGGTTTAACGCCGGAACCCTTATCAGTAATAACTACTTCACCATATGTACTACTTCCTTCATATAATGTAAAAGAAGCTTGTCCTTGACTTGTTCTAGTTGCTGTGCTTCTTCCTGTAAACGTGGAGTAATTATCTCCTGAACCGCTTACACTTGATCTATTTATTTGTAACCAACTTGTCCCATCTAAACTAAAATATATATTAGTTCCTGAACAGGCAATTACGCCATCCCCATAAACAAAAAGCCCTAAAATACCATTAGAGCTATTGGGTCTTGCTGCACTACCTCCACCGTAGAGTGTGTAACCATTTATTCTTCTATAGCCACCATCAGGATCAACCTCAAAGTTTTGTAACTCTGTTGCGAATCCGGGTTGCTCTAGCATTTGAAATTGATTAAGATTAGTGTTTAAGCCCCCTTGACAAGATAAGCCGAATGCTTGCATAGTCATAGTTAATCAAACCTAATTCTATCATCAGACATATAAGTCGGAACAGTCCCTATTAAGTTTTCCCTCATACTTTTTAATCCCTTCTTATAATCTTCTAGGGCAAAAGCGGCCATTTGAGGGTTGTCTTTAAATTGGTGTGTATAATATCTAGCTTTAGATAATATAACTGTTTTATATAAATCGGGAAAGACTACTGTATCATCATGGTCAGAAAGTTGAGTAGGTAAGTCATAAGCAAAGAACCAGACTTTATAAGCTTTATCTGGGATAGGACTAAGCCCAAACTTTCTTCCATCTGGACTTCGTATAACAAAATTAGGCTCTCCTCCTACTGCTTGATCCGCATCATCAGCATTTTCTCTAGCCCTTCTAAAGTCCTTCCACTTCTCTGTAGTTACGAATCTTAAATTTTTAGAAACATAAGGAGCTGATTGACCGCTTACACCTATAGTTGTTAGATAGAAATTATCCCAATCTATAGAACCATAGTCATCTTTTAGGGCTGAACTAGCTGCTTTTAATTCGTACCATCTGGTATCGGCTGTAGTCTCTACAGAAACATTCCCATACATAGGATCAGTGGCTCCACTTTCAGCGGTAGCTAGAAAAGGCCATTGCGGTTCTTCATTTACTATATCTAGGTATGATCTATTTATACAATCTTTTGCGTGTGCTTGGATACCTACAGCACTAGAAAAAGTTGAAGAAGTTAGTACAACCTCATTCAACTCTCTTAGTAATTCATTTGTTAATTGAAGATATGTTGTTGCCATTATTTCTCTCTAGCTCCGTTATGATTAGGAGGCTTATCAGGATTTCTAAAAAGTCTTTCGTAGTTTTCGTCAAATTTTTTCTTGTCTTCGTGTCTATAAAATTTACTACGAATTTTAATTTTATTTTTTGGATTAAATACAACTGGATTTTTTTCACTTCCTATTTGTGGCATAACATACTCCGTTATTTACAAGTACAGTTCTTACATTCGCACATTTAAATTCCTCCTAAAAAAATTAAAGGGGGTCATATTTCAGACCCCCAATAATATTCAACTACTAGTCAATACCGTAGAAGGCAGAAACTAATGCTCCGGCACGTAGTACCTTTGCTCCATAAACATGGAGTCCACGTACTATATCACCAAAGCTATCAGGATCACGAATTACCTCAGTACTAGTAATAGTCTGAGCAGTTGCCGTAGATGACATATGACCTGCAATACACTTACCTGCTGCATTAGAGGTAGAAGCAATATTGTTAGTCTTGTACATATCAAATCCACGTAACTTACCAGACGATACTAGTCCATTACGGATTGAACCTTGACCTGCGTTGTAATCAACAGACAGTAGTTTAGAAGAACTTTGAACAAGTACTTCATAGAACTCAGGATTCGCTAGGAACCATCGTCCTTCTTCTGGTACATTCTGTTCATCCAATAAACGTGCCATATGTGAAAGCACATCAATAGGATCATGTTCAGATGAACCAAAACCAATGTCTAGATTACCAGTACCGTCAAAAGTACCTGCCGCTAGATCAGTTGCGTTATCAGAACCTAAAATATGATTAGGGCTAGCTGCGGATACTCCAGAGAACATTGTTGCAATAACGCCCTCGTCAAAAGCATCCTTGATTGAATAAGCTGCTGAAGATGCAGCAACGTCACGCCAGTTTACGTGTGACATATTACTTTCAATGTCATCTACGATAAACTTGAATGCGTTTGCTGTATCAACGACCAAAGTTAGTTCTTGGTCAGTGAGCTTAGTCGCAGTTACATCTGCGCCCCTTTCATACTGATAAACAGTGATTTCAGGTTCTTTGATGATCTTTACAGAATCACCGAAATTGTTAATCTCTCCTGCGTAATCTGTATTGGTAATTGCTTCCGCTACAGATGACTTCCTAAAGAAATTTAGGACTGTCTTGGAATAGACAGCAGGTAAGAAAAACGAGTTGGTTTGACCCGCTACGGAGTTAGCAAAGTTTGCGTTAGTATCCGTACTCGGTTCAAAATATTGGTCAGATTGGTTATAAGCCATTGTAATATCTCCTCAAAAACTTATTTAGCTATTCTGCCCTCTGCCAATGCTTGTTTGATCTCATCTTCATATCTATCAAACTGGTCAATGGACATATTAGCAATTTCTCTCTCTGTCCAAACTTTAGGAGCTTTCGCATCCACCGCTGTTGTTTTTGTAGACACCATATCGGCGGCAGACCTCTTCTCCTGTTTTTTGGACTGCCTCTTTTGTGGTGACTGAGCTATTCCCTTTTCCATTTTGTAGAGGTCAATAGCACGACTAGCTAAAGTCGCATCACTGTTATTTGCATAAACCCATCTTTGTATATCTTCAGGTTGTTCTTTAGCCCATTCGTGAAAATCATCAGCTCCCCTTATATCTTCAAAATCAGGGTGATTTTTCTTTAGCATTGCTTCTGCTTCACGTTTTAAAATATCAGCTTCACGTTCTTGTAAAGATGATAATTGCTGTCGCAATGCTTCAGTTTGAGTTTCACTTTGTAAGTGAGCTACAGTTTCAACTGTCTCATACAAGTCTGGATTTCTACGTTTAAACTCCTGAAGTTCTTCTAAAGTCTTTGGAGCTTTGTACTTAGGTGCTTTTTCAGCAGCATCCGCAAGAAGCTCTTGTTCCTTTTGTTTGAACTCAGAAAGTCGATTATCGTAATGTTTCTTTAGATCATCATACCTCTTCTTATAATTAACATCTTTAGATTTTTTACTAGGGGGCGTTTCAGAATCTTCTGAAGGCGTAGCCTGTTCTTCTTCAGATGGTGCATAAAAAAGACCATCAGCACTTTCCATTCTTGGTTTGTCTGGTTTGTGCCATGACTTCTTTGCATTATAAGGGTTTGGTTGTTTTTCCTCCACAGGATTAGTTTGTGTCTCAGCCATAATACTTCCTCCACGGGGCTTGAAAGATTTAAAAGGTAGCCATTACAATGAATTATTTGTACGGATAATTCGGTAAGGGGCTTTTACTTCAAGGTAGCCGTTATCGTTGTCTAACATTAAGACTTGGCATCTGATTAGCAGAGATCATAACTTTATTCATGTTACCTGCTAATTCTTCTTCCTCGTCTTTCCCTCTCATTAAACCACCGTCATAAGCACGTTCCGCGTCATCCATCATAACTTGAAGGTTGTCTGCACCTATTTGATCAGTGGCTTTCTTGGTCATCACAAATTCACCGTCAGATAATCTGGCGGGTATCGAATCTGAGACTCCCGTTCCCGGCCCTGTAACTTCTCCAGAGCCAGTAAACTCAGAAGCCGTTCCTACAACTTTATCAAAGATAACACTAAGTTGTGGATCGTCTTCTAAAGTATTCATTAAATACATTTGTTCATCTGATGTTAAAGATTCATTTAACACAAAATCTATAAATTCGTCTTCCATTTGTTCGTCTGGAAGTTGTGAAGCTTCTGCTTCTGCCATTTCTTCTGGCGGTATATTTGGGTATGTGTCTACTGGAGATTCCGCATTTCCCATTTCAGGAGGTGCTAACATTGATCCTCCTTCTTGCATTCCTCCCCTAAGTTCTTCTGTGGCCTGTTCTGCCGCTTCTGTATCAACAGGTAAATCTGTTGTGTATGTTCTTCCTTCAAACTCAAAAGTATCGGCTCCTAATTCTCGTGCTTGTCTAAAAGCATCTTGGAAAGCATTAGCAGAATCAGTACCTTTTACATAAGTAGGAAAATCTTCAGGATTAATTCTTTCATCTGGAGTAATTACAGAGGCATCTATTTCTCCTTCTGCCCCGGCCTCTAGTAGTGCTTGTGCTTCTCTTCTATCTTTATTCCAACCATATCCTCCTACAACTACTAATTTAGCTAGACCCCCTACTCCCGCTCCCACTGCTCCCGCAGCAGCCATATCTTTTGTTTGGCTAGACTTGTGTCTATCTGCGTGTTGTATGCCTCTTTCAGCAGCACTGAGAGGTCTCGTTAAATCACCTCTTAAAATTCCCTGTATGGCTTTTATTACACCACCTACAGGATAACCCGCTCTTTCGGGAGGAACCATCATAGAACCGCCACCGTATTTCTTTTCTTTTTCAGGAGTAGCAACAGCTATAGTTACAGCAACATCAGGTTGAGCTAATAAAGCTTCTTTTTTCTTTGCTCGTCTTGCTTTGCGACCTTTATTTCTTTTAGCCATTTATTCCTCTCCTAATATTTCATTTACTATTCTTAGCTTCTCTTCTGTAGCACTAACTTGCTCTATTAGTTTATCTATTTCACCAATTATATCAGGATGCTCTGCAACCCCTACAGCATTAACAAAATAATTTTCCATATTAACGGCCAATACTTTAAGTTCTGATTCGTATTTAGATATTAAAGCTCTGAGTATTAATTCTCTCATTTTACTGCTTCCAAATCATCTGACTCGTCATGTTGTGTAGGATGAATAATAGGTTCTAGTTCATCTTGCATCTGTTCAGATACAGTTTGAACTTTTTGATCACACCATCTTTCTTCTTTCCACTCTTCGTAAGGCACAAACTTTCTTTTGTGATACGACCAAAACCTGCCTTCATAGCTAGGTGTCTCTTCTTTTAGCCTCTTCAACTTCATCCTTCAACTGCTCTAGGCGTTCCAGAGAACTGATCTTCCCCTGACTGCGGAACATTTCCTGTTCCGATGTTGCCCCCACCAGTACCCGTAACTCCAAGTTCTTGAGGTTGTTGAGGTGCTCCTTCAATGCCTCCCATGCCCCCTTGTTGCTCGTTAGGAGTGAGAGGTGTTTCGCCTGTTCCTTGTCCAACATTATTTTGCATCCCTATAATTTGAGCCATAATAGCTGCTTCTTCTGGATCATTGAGTATTTCATCAGGATCAAGATCAAGCGAGTATGCAAGCTCTCCAATGAGTTTATTAATCTTAACAAACGGAGCAATAGCAGGATTCTGAACGCTTTGAAGAAATGTAGTAAGCCTCTGGCTTCGTACTTCCTTTTGCATAAGACTTGCTGTACCCGTAGCCTTAACTTCTAAATCCCCCTTTACTCCTAACTTACTTTCTAAGAATTGCATATTCCATTGAAAGTACGCCTCACCTAAAGGTTTTAAAAGAAAGTCATCTAAGTTTTTAATAACTGTCTTTATATTTAATGAAGCTGCTCCAAGTAGCATCGACATTCCCGATGCTGTTCTTGTCATACTTTGAACACCAGTTTGACCATGCGAGTAACTTGGTATGCCTGTTTGCTCATCTGCAAGTTGTCTAAACTTATCAAACATCATCATATTTTCTGTAGATGTATTAGGAAATTTTAATCCATTAACGGCTGTACCCGGAACTCCTGCTTGTCTACGGAATACCTTGCCCGGATATATTTCCATTGTCTGACCACCAACAAGGGCAGTCTCATCTACATCAAATACTAATGAACCTGATAATGCTAGATTATCTATAGCCATACGTGCGTGACCATTCATAATCTTTTGAGAGTCATCCATATTTTCAGCAACACCAATACCAAAGAAGCTGTATGGATTTTTCTCATAAGAGAAAGCATGATATGGAATACGATGTGGTGTAAATGGATTAACTACTGCTCGTAGTACTTTTCCATTTGAAACCCAAGCATTAATCTGTACTTCATCAAGATCATCTACATCATCACTAAGTTCCATTCCTACTTCACGGGCATACTGAGCATCCATAATACCCCAATACTCTAGAACTTCATACTTAGCCGAACCCATATCCGACATTCTATTATCGTCTTTTAGTTCGTATTCATAGTCTTTTTCTTCATAGTTTGGCCCCATTTCTAAACAGCCCCGTATCTGATCTTTGTCAAAGTACGGAAGTTTAGATAGGCTTCTGAATTGTGAACGATTTAATTTATGTCTATGAATAACAAATTCACATTCATTTATACTAGTTGCATTTGGGTCTGGAAAGAAATCCCAAATACTTACAAACTCAATTCGAGGCACACGCACTTCTACTGGGTTATATGTACGCTCTCCATCCTCATTGTCTTCCCACCTGTTAAGGGTTTTATTAAAATTAAATGGCCCTTTAACTATACCTGTTCCAAATAATGAAGATTCAAATAAAGCATTTCTTATTTCACTAGCTCCGTTAGATTCTTCAATCTGATCGTGTATAAGCTTTTCCATTCTCCTTGCTGCCTTCTGAGCAGGTTTCATTTCAGGAATCTGTGGATTAGCTGATGCCCCTTCTACTAAAGAACCTTCTGCTTGTTTATCTAGTGGCCCTTCAAATTTCCCTGTACCATAAGTAGCTCCGTGCTTTAATGTTCTTCCATCTCCTTCATATCCTACATCAAAAGGATCATCGGTAGGCTGCTCTTCTTGCTCTTCTGCACTCGTCTCAATTCCGGGTACAGGATTATTAGTATCTAAATGTGCAATTTCTGGAACACCTTCAGGTACTTTAGTTTCAGATACGCCGATAGGAAATTTATTTCCACCAAAGATTACATCTACTAATTGCCCAAAGGCTGCTAGTACTTTTGTCTTAGTTACTTTAACAAAGACCCTAGACTTTTCTGATTCTCTGAATTTTACATTCTTTGGATATAGCCCACGATAATTATGATAGGCTGTCATCCATCTACCTTCATCAGCATCTCTAGCTAACTCAGCAGATGTAAATCTATCTTGAATAAGTCCTGCAAGTTTATTATTTAACTCAGGTTCAAGATTAAGATTCATGCCTTCTTCATTTTCTACTGATTCAAAATAAAGACCATCGGCATTTTGTATTAAAGTATTTTCTTCTTCAGCCATATTTTATTCCTAATAACCAAATTCACTATCAGCCGGGGTATAGGCTTGTTCCAAATGTAGATTTCTTATTCTGCTAAATGAATCTTGAATTCTTGGTCTAGACATTATTAAATAACGTAAAGCATCATACGCATGATCTGGCGCATGAGTATCTACGTCTTCTGAATTATTTTTATCCAGAGGAATACTTTGGAGTTCACGTATCAGGTTAGGGCAAGTATTAAATATTTGCAATCGTGGCCTACCGCTTTGTTGTACTCGTAAGTATTCGTGGATTTGTATTTTACCTTGTACTCTATTTTTATCAGCCCTTCGTAGTTTGTGACCTGCACGAATTAGGGACTCTCCTACTGTTGGGCCTGTAGTACCTGTCCTAGCCCACGCTGCCGTGTCTAAAACTCCTTGAACAGAATATGGATCATCTAATTCCATTTCTGTTATTAACTTTCCTAAATCTTCTCCGGTTAATCCTTTACGATATAACTCTCGGTAAATAATTAAAGTTCCATCTGAAGGATCAACTGTTCCCCATATACAAGCACTTTCGGAAGCATAACCATAGTCAATACCTTTAACACGCTCCCAAGATATAGGAATTTCAAAAGGAGTAATAACATGAGTATCTAAATCAAACTCAGTAAAGGCTGCTCCTTCATTAACATCCCAGTTGCCTTCTAATAACTGCTTGCGTTGTGTGGGCGGTAATGCTTGTAGCATTTCTTCATATCGCCCATCTTCAGCTAAATAAGGATTATCTTCTAGTCTAGCCGGAATAAACTTTCTTGTTAGGTTATCCTCTCCTGTAAATGATTCGTTAGGAGGATAAGGGTCAACATATCTTTTCTTTACCCACGTAGCTCCTACACCGCCCGGATTCGCCGTACATCTCATATAAGGCGTAATCTCAGAATCGGTCGTTCTTAGGCGAGAAGCGAGATAGTTCCATCCAAACTCAGTGGGTAAGTGAGTAATCTCGTCAAAACCAATCCAAGAATAGGCTTGGCCTTGATACCGATAGACATCGGCATCCCGCTCTAAGAAGCCGAACTCTACTTTGGCTCCGCTAGGAAAGTTCCAAAGCTTTTCAACTTCTTTGTACTTACAACCCGGAAAGGCTTTAGGATAAAGTTCTCTGCTTTTATCTATAAGCTCCCGTAGTTCTGGCATAGATCGCCTAAGTATTAATGCCCTATGCGCTTCTCTATGTGCAAAGCGTAATGGATCAATAAGCATTGCATATGACTTACCACCACCCGCTGCGCCACCATAGAGTACATCTCGTTCTGGTGCAGCTAAGAAGTCTGTCTGTGGGCCTTCGTTAGCCTTGAAGATAACATTCTCTTCGACTTCTTGCTTTAGAGATTTTGAAACTTTTCCTAAAGTATCTTCGGTAATAACTTTGTTATTTACCTTCTTCTCTATCTTTCTTAGTGTTTCTTTAGATGCGTTTAAAGAATCTCGCTTTGCATCTAATCTTTGTTTTAGTTTATCAGCACTTTTTTCTTTAGTGCGTATAGCTCGTCTTGCTTTAATCTTGGCTTTAGTTTCTGAATGGAAGTTATAGCCTCTGCCCTTTGAACCTTTTGGCCTCCCAGTCTTTTTACGGGGAGTACCATCCTTCTTGAGTACAAAGCTTCCATCTTCATTCGTTAAGTAATTCTGTGGATTCTCTTTCCAGTCTTCCATTCTCTATAATTTTCTTTAGCCCTGTGTGGCTTAAAGACCTCCCAGTTTTATGTTCTATCCAAAGACTTCCTTCTCG